ATTAAGGATTTATTGCCGAAAGCTGATCTTACACCATATACTGGCAAGTCTAGCGAATACTGGAAATTCACCTAACCATGTTGCGCCCATATCAACAGGAAGCCCATGACAAGATCATGGGACATATACGCTTGTCCCGTGATCCATGCCTAGCAGAAATGGCGACCGGGGCCGGTAAAAGCCATGTAATCGCTGCGGTTGCTAATTCCGTTCACGCGATGAGCGGCGGCAAGTCGGTATTGGTTTTGCAGCCATCTAAGGAATTAACTGAGCAGAATCATGCAAAATATCTAGAAACAGGGAACCGTGCGTCTATTTTCAGCGCGTCGGTTGGAACAATCAGCACCAAATACCCAGTTGTATTTGGAACACCTCTTACCGTAAAGAATAAGCTATCTCGCTTTGGTGATAAGTTTGCAATGATTATTGTAGATGAGGCCCACGGGATTACGCCAACTATTATTACGATTATTGACGGCATCAGGGCTAAAAATCCTAATGTCCGAGTTGTTGGATTGACGGCCACGCCTTATCGTTTAGGGACAGGCTATATTTACAAGATCGACGAAACCGATAAGCCAGTTCCTGAATTTCAAACGAAAGACCCATATTTTACCAAGCTTGTTTGCAAGGTAACTGCCCGGTTTTTGCTTGATCTGAAATTCTTGACGCCAGTTGTTATTGGTCAGACAGGTGCAGGACATTACGACACGGCGGAACTGACTGGAAAGACGTTTGACAAGTCGGCTGTTGATCGGGCGTACAACGGACATGGCCGACTGACTGCGCAGATCGTCGCTGACATTGTGGCCCAATCTAGCGACCGCAAAGGGGTGTTGCTGTTTTGCGCCACGGTGCAGCACGCCAATGAGGCTTACGCTTCCCTGCCCCCTGAAATCAGCGCCTGCGTTGATGGAAACACTGATAGGGATATGCGGGCGTCAATCGTCAAGCGGTTTAAAGCTGGCGAACTAAAGTACCTTGTCAGTGTTGGGGTTTTCACCACTGGTTTTGATGCGCCCCATGTAGACGTCGTAGCAATGTTACGGCTAACAGAAAGCCCCGGATTGTTGCAGCAGATCATTGGGCGTGGTTTGCGTCTAAACACCGGAAAGACAGATTGTCTATTTCTTGATTATTCAGAGAATATTGAACGGCATTTTCCGGACGGTGATATTTTTGCACCGGACATTCGCGTTGGAATGGGTAGCGGGGAAAGCTTTCCGGTTGATTGCGTTTGCCCGTTGTGCAGTGGCGAGAACATATTCAAATCACGTAAAAACCCTGACGGGTACGAAATCGACAAAGAAGGATATTTTGTTGATCTAAGGGGATTGCGGATTGAAACCGACTTCGGACCTATTCCGGGTCATAGTGGCCGCAGGTGTCAGGCTTTAACACGTGATCGCAAGACGGGGGATTATATCCAGTGCAATTATCGGTGGAGTTTTAAGCCATGCCCTCATTGCTTGGCTGAAAATGACATTGCTGCCAGATATTGCTGCGAATGCAAAGGGGAGATTATTGATCCTAATATGGTTCTAAAACTTGAGTTTGCCACACTAAAAAAAGACCCTACTAAAATACAGACAGATGAAATAACCGCTTGGGTACAAACAAAAACGATTAGTAGGGCAGGAAAGCCTCAGTGGAAAATTGATATTGTGACGCCATATCGTAGTTTCACAATATGGGTTGCAAGTGAACCTCAAAGCCAATATCAATGGCGTAACTACGAAATGCTTATGGCCGCAACTGGCGGCATGAAAGAACAACCTAAGACTGTGACCTATAAAAAGGCCGATAGCGGTTTTTTTGAGGCTCTGGCATATAATAAGGACCACGATATTGATTCTTCCACCTGACATTCCAATCTATGGTGATCCTACGTTTCGCGGCAAATGTGCAGTTGAAAATGCAGATCAGGTCACGCTGTTTGCATTCATCCGGGCGCAATACCCTAAGACGTGGGGCGTGTTGGCATTCCATCCGCGCAATGAGGGGGTAAGGACCATGGGGCAGGTGGCTTGGCAAAAGGCCGCAGGCATGACAACTGGGACGGTTGATGTCATCATTCCGGCCAGTGTGCCGCTTGTAATGGAGATCAAGCGCCGGGATCACACCAAAAGCAAATGGCAGCCCGGACAGATCGAATATTTGCGCGCTGCTCAAACGGCTGGGGCTTATGCATGCGTTGCTTTGGGGTATGGGGCTGCAATCGCGGCTGTCAGGCATTGGGATGCTAACCATGTGGCCTAGTGACGTACCCAAGCCTAGCGATAAGGTGCGGGCGGTCATGATGGGAAAGGCGGTGATCACCGATGACGTTAGGCCAATGGTTGATCGTGAGTGCTATTTGGCAGCGTTGCAGGTGATCCGACAAGGCGATACAACCGAAAAACGCAAGGCCATGTTGGGGCGTATTCCTGCCTCAATGAGGGTGATTGTCGAAAATGAAATCAAGCGATTATGGCCGCACAGACTAGAAATCAAGGAAAACCCGCGCTTTTGAATGGCGCGGGTTAAACCATATTCTGATGTCGGGAATATGGTTATGACTGCAATCTGATAAGCATATCATATCGTGATGTCAAATCCCAAAGACGATCAGATGAACGAACAAGTCTAATACTGTTTTTGCATTTTCGCATTTGATTATTGATCTTGCGTATTTCTGATACTGTTTGTTTGATTGTCATGGCGGTTATCCCCTTACCTGATACCCACACATAACCACATAAAAACACCCCGCGCAACAACTAAATGATGCGCGGGGTAAAATAAGCGGGGATGGTTATTTTAGATCAATCTTCCTGCGCTACGTTCAGCCTCTGCCAAGTTTCGGCCAGCTTGGGCGGCGTATTCGGCCTTGAGTTCAAACCCAACATACAGCCTCAATTGTTTCAACGCCTGATAACCAGTGCTGCCAATTCCGTTGAACGGGTCCATGACAACATCACCCGGCTTAGAATATAGCCGCAAGCAATTGTCGACTGTATCCAACTGAAGTGGGCAAACATGGCGCTCATCGTGTTCACCCTTTGCCGTGCGATAACCGTTCAGGACGTTGCCTTGCTGAATATTCATCCATACCGGGCTGGCAAGTTTCTGCCATTCGTAAACATCAAACTCTGCATGTTTGATCAATTCTGCCAGCATTTCATCGTCTGGCACAGATGCACAAAGTCCTTCGCGGCGCATATGCTCAAGCCATTTCCGGGCGATAGGCAATGCGTCAACACTGCCCGGCGCGGCGTGTTCAATGCGGTCTGGATTGTCGCCGTCTTTCCTGAAAAACAACATATAGTCAGGCATCCCGACCCGGTTCATGGCGCTATCTTTGCGGATTTGCTTGTATAGCAACCCTAGTGCCTTGGTGCGCTGCATTTCGACTACAGGGTCTTTCCATATTGTCGCGCGCCCGTGGTAGATCATGCCCGCATCAGTATGGGCTTTGATCAGATCGCCAGAGAAATCCTGCATACCGATTGCCCCGTCCCGGCCCTTGCGCATTGGCAGATCGGTGCAGTGGATGCAAACAATGCGCCCCGGTTTCATGACGCGGGTCAACGCCTCTGCGAAAAACTTGTATTGATTGAGAAATTTTTGACCCGTGCCAGCGTTTCCAAGATCGCGTTCGGAGTTCGAATACACAAAAAGATCGCCAAAAGGAGGAGAAAAGATTGACAGATCGACACTATCTGGCGGCATAGCCGCCATACCTTCAATGCAGTCCGAATTGTGCAGAACCCATCCGTTGCCAGAGTATTCAGGTTGTTTCATTTTTTAATCCAATCTTTATTTACGTTTAGTTTTCCGTGGACCCATCTATGGCACGTTTCGCATAGGAGTACAAGGTTATTTGGATCAGCGCGCAACAATGGAAACCGGGTAAATCCATATATGTGGTGGATATGAAACTTCACTTTTTGCCGATCTATTGACCGATGATCTAGGTTGCACCGTTGGCATATGGCGTTATCTCGACGCCATACCGTTACGCAAGCGGCTTTCCATGCGTCAGACGCATAGAATGACTGCCTAACTGGTGTGGTTACTCCACCTTGCCATGATGGATGGTCAGCCCCACGTTTTCCTTTTAGAACGTGGTCGCCATTAGGCAGAAAAAGGCAACGTGAACCATCCGCGATTCGGGCTTGGCGAATTTTTTCTTTTGCATTATCGGTCATAATTCTGCCTTCGCAAATTTTATGGCCTTTCTTAAAAAGCTGGCGTTCATCTGAACCGCGCGGCCTTGTATTTATGCCGTAAGACTTCATCCAAGCCCATATTGTCTTAGGATCACGCCCGACAATATATCCGATATCAACGCAGGACAACCATTGATCCCAATACATGGATTTCAGTTCGTCCTGCGGTAGTTTCATGCCATCACCTCGCTTTTTACCCAAGCAGGAAACCACAGGTCTAGTGGACGTTCATATTTCACCCGCGTTTCAGCGGTTGATTGCGCTTGTTTCATTGCAGTTGCCATCCTTCTTTTCATTTCGTCGTGCTTTTCTGACTTTACGTTAATCACATCCCAAATCGCCTTTTCAGTGTCGGCAATCACAATATCGTTGATAACTTGTTCAGTTTGTCCAAACCGATGCGAACGACGTTTCGCTTGGTAGTGTTGCTCATAGCTGTAACTTATAGATGCGAATACAGCATGTGCGCAGTGTTGCCAGTTGACACCGAACCCAGCCAGCTTTGGCTTGGTGACTATAACGCGGAAGTTACCATCAACAAACCCTAATAGCAATGCTTCTTTTTGATCTGGCGTCATTGATCCGGTTAGTTCGCGGGCATCCGGGATCAGTTTGGCGAGTAGCGCGCTTTCTTCGTTGCTTTCACACCAAACCGTTGCGGGCCTGTCATGGGTTGCCAATTCTGCAGCCATCGCTACCCGGTCACGCATTGTCAGGCGTTTTTCGGCATGAAATGACGTTGCCGATAGTTCCGGTATACGGAACAAAAGCCCATCGGTTCCGGTTGATCGGTCAGCCTCAATTGTGTGGATATTGGTTATGATTTCAGGCAGAATATACCCATCATCATCGCCCCCAAGATCGCTTGGCAGAGTTGCACAACGGCTCCATGATGCGACCCATTGCCAAAAATCCTCTACTGCATGACCTTTCAACCGCCAATCTTGTGACGCTGTGGACGTGTCGTTGATAAACCACTTGGACAGCATTTCTTGTTGACGCATGACGCCAAGAAACTCTGCATGATTACCCAGTTCCATGTGGTCATTCGGGCTAGGCGTTGCGGTTGCAGCCATGCGGTATGGAGTGTCGATAAACATATCCATCAATGTTTTTCGCGTTTGTCCACCAAACGACTTCAGGATAGACGATTCATCCAAAATAACCGCGCCAAACTTTGCCGGGTCCAACTTTCCGACGCGATCATAGTTCATGACCATAACGCCCGCGCCGACTTGTTCTGGCTCTTTGATTTGCCGCGCGTCAATACCGAATTTCTGACCTTCTCGCACCATCTGACCAGCAACGGCGAGAGGTGTTAGGATCAGAGACGGCTTGCCAGTTTCGTCAACACATTGGCGGGCAAATTCTAGTTCAATGAAAGATTTTCCTAGGCCTGTATCAGCGAAGACTGCTGATTTACCTTTATTTAGTGCATAATCAAGGATATTTGCCTGATGTACTTTGATTGTTTCCGGGTAGGGCTTGGGCGTAAACCCACTAGCCGCAGTCGTGACCGCCCGTGATGCGATAAACTGCCTGTATTCGTTGATATCCATGTGTATCCCTCTTGTGTAGTCCACCGATACACCGCCGCTCACATGGTGTCAACTGTGAAAATAGTTCTTGCGTTGGGTTCGGTATGGTGCTATGGATTGTGCATCGTAACGTAACAAGGACATAAACAAATGACACACATCGTAGCTTACAAGGGTTTCAATTCTGACTGGACTTGCCGTGGGTTTCAGTACGATGTCGGTAAGACGTACAATCATGACGGCAATGCCGTAGCGTGCAAGTCAGGTTTTCATGCTTGCGAAAACCCGTTGAACGTGTTTGATTATTACCCGCCAACTGGAAAGTTTGCAGAAGTGCAAATGTCAGGTTCTATCAGCCGAGAAGAAAACGGCGACACTAAAGTTGCATCGGCTGAAATTCATATCAAGGTTGAATTGTCGTTGCACGATTTCATTGGCCGCGCCGTGAAGTGGTTGACTGACAATGCAAAAGAAAAAGGTAAGCATGTAACAGGCACCCAATCCGCAGCCAGCGCCACAGGCACCCAATCCGCAGCCAGCGCCACAGGCACCCAATCCGCAGCCAGCGCCACAGGCACCCAATCCGCAGCCAGCGCCACAGGCACCCAATCCGCAGCCAGCGCCACAGGCACCCAATCCGCAGCCAGCGCCACAGGCACCCAATCCGCAGCCAGCGCCACAGGCACCCAATCCGCAGCCAGCGCCACAGGCACCCAATCCGCAGCCAGCGCCACAGGCACCCAATCCGCAGCCAGCGCCACAGGCACCCGATCCGCAGCCATGGGGGCAGGTTATGACAATAAGGCGATGGGAACGGACGGATGCGCTATTTTCCTAGTTGAGCGTGACAATAACTACAATATTCTCAACGCGCGTGGTTTTGTGGTAGGTCGTGACTGCAAAGCAGATCAATGGTATAAACTCGTTGATAACGAACTGGTAGAGGTTGAATAATGTCATATACACACGAAACCAAGACGTTTAAGGTTGAAATCAAAGTAACTGCCCGCGCTCATATTGAGACTGGCGGCGGATACAGTGACGAACCGCCTTGGGCTGAAATTCAAGAAATCGAGATTGACTATGTGGAGTTTGGTGGATATAAAGTTGTGTATATGGGCGGGACTATCCGGGAGGTATTGACTAAGCTGGCAGAAGAGGAGTTCAGAGAATGACCCCACTACCATACGATTACAGCCGATGCGTGACGCCGTGTGTGCTATCTGAACAATGCCGCCGCACAACGCCGGGGCATCCGACATATCAGATCTATACTGCGTTCAAAGGCGGGTTGGATTGCGATGGGTTTTATCCTGAAATTGAGGTAAAGAATGACAAGAACGCATGAAGAAGTAACCGCCGATATTAATGCCACGATTGATCGGCTGAATTCACTGGCATCTGAATTGCCAGACAATAGCTTTGTGCAATTTTCAATCGGTGAAATCCATACTAAGCAAAAATACGCAAACGGGTACATTACTGCAACTGTCGGGGAATTTAAATGATCAGCCTGCAAAAACACAAACAACACGATAAGGCGAGGGCTTTGAAAAACGCGGTGATGGGAATTGACGGTATTGCACAAAACCCGCCCGGAACCGTGATTGAATATCATCGCGGCGATTGGGCGGATAACATCGGGCTAACTGCGGTTGGCAAAATGGCAATGGAGTTGTATAAACTAGGCCGTGTGCGGTTGTTTCAAACGTCATTGCCCGGCGATTGTCATTCTTATATTGTGGTGACGCGATGATCCTAAAAGTAAAAAAACTACACCCCAACGCGGTATTGCCAAAATATCAATCGATCGGCGCGGCTTGTTTTGATCTGGTGGCTATTGATTACGAATCAAAAGCAACCGGAGTAACCATATATTCAACTGGCCTAGCATTTGACATTCCACCGGGATATGTGCTATTAGTATATTCCCGCAGTGGTCACGGGTTTAATCAAAATACTAGACTGGCTAATTGTGTGGGCGTGGTCGATTCAGATTATCGCGGTGAAGTGTTTGTAAAACTGACCCGCGATGATGGGCATTACGCAATGCCAACAATAGGCGACCGAGTAGCGCAGGCAATGTTGATGCCTGTCAATCAAGTTGAAATTCAGGAGTGCGACGAATTGAGCGAAACAAAACGCGGGTCTAATGGATTGGGATCGACTGGGGCATGACAAAATGGAAAAGCAACGAAAATCCATCGTTTCGGTCTAAATTTTCAGAGGATATTTTCAAGTTTAAATATCAGCATGACGGGTGCGAAACTTGGGATAAACTTGCGCACGTACTAGCCAATGATGTTTGCGGCGGATTGATGCCTCAGGAAGATATTTACCGGGTTGAAACTGCTATTGCGGAAATGAAATTTATTCCGGGCGGCAGGTATCTTTACTATGCGGGGCGACCGAATAAGTTTTTCAATAATTGTTTCTTGCTAAAAGCCGAAACAGATACGCGCGAAGATTGGGCTGATCTGTCCTGGAAATCTGAAAGCTGTTTGCTAACGGGTGGCGGCATTGGCATTGACTATTCCGTGTATCGTGCAGAAGGTACGCCTATTTCCCGCACTGGTGGTAAGGCAAGTGGCCCTATTCCAAAGATGAATATGATCAATGAAATAGGGCGTCGTGTCATGCAGGGCGGCAGTCGTCGATCTGCCATTTATGCCAGTCTGCGCCATTCGCACCCTGATGTATTTAAATTCCTAGCGTCCAAAGACTGGAAATCAATGCCAGTCGGAACTACTGGATATTCCTATGCCGATGTGAAGGAACAGGATTTCAACTTTCCAGCGCCGTTGGATATGACAAATATCAGCGTGAATTACGATACTGCATGGCTTGAAAACTACAATGCAACTGGCAATGTCGGCCCTGTATTCAGGCAAAACGTTCGGCAAGCGTTGCAAACTGCCGAACCGGGTTTTAGCTTCAATTTCTATCAGCATGAAAACGAAACTTTGCGCAACGCATGCACGGAGGTGACAAGCGAGGATGATAGCGACGTTTGCAATCTTGGCAGCCTAAATATGGGCCGGATTGAGACGATTAAGGAATTCGCGGACTTGGTGGAGATTGCCACTAAGTTTCTGATTTGCGGCACGATTAAGGCGCAACTGCCATATCCTAAAGTTGAAGAAGTGCGGGCTAAAAACCGCCGTCTTGGATTGGGTATTATGGGGGTTCATGAATGGTTGATAAAGCGCGGTGATCGGTATGAAGTAACTCCAGAATTGCATGGATGGCTTGCGGTCTACCGAGATGAGAGCGATTTCCATAGTGCTGAATTCTCGGATCATCTTGGGGTGTCGCGCCCGGTTGCAAACCGTGCCATTGCGCCCACTGGGTCTATCGGTATTCTTGCTGGCACTAGCACCGGGATTGAGCCTATCTTTGCTGTTGCGTACAAGCGGCGGTATTTGAAAAACGGCACTGAGTGGCATTATCAGTATGTAATTGATAGCGCGGCTCAAGAGTTGATCGAGTTCTATGGGGCTGATCCTGATACGATTGAAAGCGCGCTAGACTTGGCTGGAGATTACGAACGCCGGATTAAGTTTCAGGCTGACGTGCAGGATTACGTTGATATGTCGATCAGTAGCACGATTAACCTGCCTGCGTGGGGTAGTGAATTGAACAACGAAAGTGGCGTTGCGCGGTTCACTGATACGCTGTCTCGGTATGCGCACCGATTGCGTGGGTTTACATGCTATCCTGACGGCGCGCGTGGTGGCCAGCCACTAACGTCGGTGCCGTATAGTGAGGCTGTTGCGCGCCTTGGGCAAGAGTTCATGGAAGGTGTTGAGACGCACGACATTTGCGACATTCGCGGTGGTGGATCGTGCGGGGTTTAATGGATTATGGCGCATGTGATATGCGCGTTGATCTTGAAACCGAACAGTTGATCAGGTCTTGCGAGTAGAAAACTAACACTTGACAACCCACCTAGCCTGCCTTAGAAATAGGGCAGGCTTATTTATTGGAGATATGAGAATATGATCAGTCGTATAGAAGTAGAAATGAATATGAACTGGGCGGAACAAAACCCATCGCTTTTTGTTAAGTCAGTCCTTAAGTTCAAGGAAGACTACGCATATAGCGACTGGGATGTAAAAGTGGAAATGTCTCGAAAACACTATATTTACCTAATCGCAACTCGCAAATTTACAGATTAAAGGAGAAAACCATGATCACCACCCTAACCCTAACCCGTGATACTGGCGACGGATGGATTGCAACGCTTTCAAACGCGGATGAATGCTATATTCCATACGGTGCAATTCACAACCGGGAAGGAACTGAATTCACGGCGGTTGTGACGGAAAACCGCCGTTCGTGGCCGAAGTGGTTTGCGGTGCGGATCAGGCCATTGTCGCTGATTTGTGCGGATGAAATCGTAGCGCCGTGCGGCGTGCATCATGGATATTCGGATGCGTATGAAATGGCCTACGCGGCGGGATTGTGCGATAAACTAACCGCATATTCGCATGGAAAAGTCGTTGACAACGGCGATGGCGTTTGGTATGTGTCAGATATCAAGAACGTATATGTAGAGGAGTTTGAAGTATGACCGCGCCGGATAAGATCATCGCCAAGCACCATGGATGGCGTGTTGTTCAAGGTCAGAATTATCCGACCGGGGAATGGTTCGTAGTCGGATACCCGGAGCCTTTCCATGGCACCGAATACACCCGCTCGGACCTTATCCCCAACGCCGCCTATGTCGCGGGACTGGAAGGGGCGTTGAAAGACGATCGTCAAGCCATTCTTGATTTGACCCATGCACGATATAGTGAGGTCGAAGGGTCGGATGAGGATTGGGTTGGCGATATTGACGCAGCCCTAAAGGAACCCAAGCCATGAGCGAACTACCCGTACTGACCGAAGAACAATGGCTACACATTAAAGCCAATGATGACGCAAGAACGCAATCAGCAGTTTCTGCCAGCGCAGCGCAAGAGGTGTCGCTCACCGCACATGCCGAATTTTTGAAAAAACAAGTCACCCCCTTATCGCACATGAATGTGGTTGCGGTTCATGCTATGCAGGGCATTTTGTCCAATCCGAATATCCACGACATACTTCGGGATGATGACGCTTTCTATGAACGACTTGTTGAAGTGTCGTTTGCATCTGCTGACGCAATGATGAAAAGAATGGAACCCAAGCCATGACCTTCACCGATGCAGAACTGGACACGGTTGTTTTCTCTTTGGCGCATCTTCATCCTGACGACGTTGATATGCGGTATGCTGCGGCATCGATTGAACACCTTCGCGCGCAACTGGCCAGTCGTGACGCCCTCGGGGCTGCGGTGATGCGGGAACGGGCGGCGGCGACGTGTCTGATGGTTGACCAAACGCAAGGAGAGCCTGAGACCCAATTCGACAAAGGCTATGACCAAGCGTGCGTGGAAAATGCGGAAATCATCCTTAAACTGCCCCTCCCCACCCACGCCGAAATGCTGGCCCACGCGCTGACCCTGCCGGAGATCAAGGCGCTGCGCGATTTGGCAGATGAAATTGCCAGTAAGAACACTTTGGCTTGTGACGGTGGCGAACTGGACTGGTTTATCACGGACGCGAGAGAAGTCCTAGCAGCATTGGAGCCGAAATGACCGCTCTTGAACAACTGGCCGCTGCGATTGAGGCTGGAAGCGGCTATGGCAGATGCGCAATATGGCCTTTCGTGGGCTTTGGCGAAGGCCCGCGATGAAAACCAGCCTTACAACACTGCCCCATGCCCACCAGTGACGCGGGGGCTAATGGCAGTCCGTGCCGCGCTTAAATCACCAATCCCGCAAGAGGACAAATCCCATGAGTAACCAACCAGAAGAAGAAGAAGCTATGGCGTCTTGGCCTTGGTCCGAAATGGACAAGCTAAATAACCGCGCCGAGGCATCTGAGGCCGCACTTGCCGCCGCATCGGGGCGGGCGGCTGGTCTGGAAGCGGCGTTGCGGCAGATCGCAGGGCAGCATATCCCAGACCAGCCCGCCGCTTATGGTGGAGACGAGTTAAACTGGGCGCAACACCAGTACGCCGAACTGCGTAAGATTGCCCAAGCCGCCCTATCCGCCCGCCCCGATGCGCCTGATGTTCGGGTGGTGACTGTTGCGCAGTTGGAGCGACTGTCGCTCGGCACAGACGCTGAAGCCATGCGAAATGAAATCCGCGCAATTATTGGGGAGCCAAAAGAATGACCACTCGCGCTATGTTAGGGATTGACGGAAACGCTGGGTTTTCCCTGCTTGGTATAAACTTGCAGGAGGGCGAAGCTGAATTCGTCACAGTGAGCCAGATCGGTGACGAACCGTTTTCACGTTCAGAAGTTAGGGCCGCGCGCAAAGCGCACAGCAATCTTGAAAAACGTCTGGGCCGCAAGATTGATTTTTGGTTTGGTCCTAGCCATCCGTATGGGAGGTAAAAGAATGACCGATACCAACAGCAGCCCGGAAGCTGTGACAACATGGACGCCAGCGAATGGGGGCATGTGGGTCAGCCTTTCCGACTACAAAGCCCTATTCGCAGTCCTGACCCAATCCCGCGCGGAGACGGCAGCGGCGTATGAACGGGCGGCTGTTACGATGGGAACGTACCACTGGAACCGATACGCAAGCAAAGAAGAAGGCGGCACACTGTCTAGCCCTGCGGTGTTCACCTCGCACACGCATCAACATGCTGAGGCCGCAATTCGCGCCCTTGCCACCCCCGACCAATCATCGGCCATTGCGGCTATCGAAGCTGCGGCAGAGGCGCGGGGAATGCGGAAAGCGGCGGTTATCGCGTATCAATTTGAGGGGAACGACAAACTGCGTTGCGCCATCCTCGCCGCCATCCCACAGGAGAAGAAGTGATGCGATTGGTAAAGTTTAAAAATGGCAAATACGGATTGCGAACTTTTTGGTTTTTTGGGTGGCATTTCCGTGATCTGGCTAACATAAAATTTAATTGGACTAGAAGTGACCGTTATTTTGAAGACTGCCAAGGTTCAATCGAGCTTTGTAAGTCCGTGATGGATAGCACGGACGGCCTAGGAAAATACACAATTGTGAAGGACGCCCCCAATGACTAACCCCACGCCGGACCTTTTGCCTTGCCCGTTTTGTGGTGGGGTAGCCCAGATTGACACTGGCCTGTCTGATGCCCCTTTTTCACCCGGCGAAGAACACGTTTACTGCACAACCGTATTCCTAAACAGCCCGACAGACAGTAGCTGCGGCGCAAGCCAATCGGGCGTGGGAAACTGGAACCGCCGGGCCGCATGGAACACCCGCACCCCCACGCCCGCCCCCAACGCAGGGGCGGTGAAGGTCAAGCCGCTGAGTTGGATTGGTGATGCGCGGTGGCCAAGCACCTCATGGGCTGACGGGTATCAGATCAACGAACAAGACGAAAACGAGTGGCTTTTGACCACCCCAAAAGGCGACAGCATTACCACCCACACCCTAGACGACGCCAAAGCCGCAGCCCAAGCCGACTACGCCGCCCGCATCATGGCCGCCCTCGACGTGCAGCCCGACCCCCGCGACGAGGTGATTGCGCGGCTGGTGGAGTCGTTGGGAATGGTGCAAACATGGCTAAACTATGACGGCAGGTACGACATGCATGGCATTAACGCCGCCCTCGCAGCGGCAAAGGCGGTGATGAAGTGACCCCCGCCCGCAAAGCCGCGCTGCAATGGTTCCATGACCTAGGCGAGGAAGGCTTGGTGTTGTTTGGAAACCCGCCATCCGATGCGATGGTTAACCGGATGATAAATGACGGCCAACTTGAGGGGGTGGTTGGCCGTCTTTACACCCTCACCGACGCAGGCCGCCGCGCGTTAAACGGTGATCGAGAATGATCATTCTTCGCACGGCCAGACCCGGATTTTCATACGGTGAAGCCGTATATTATGGGTGGCGTCACAGCATGCATGTCGGACTGTGGATCGCGTTTTGGGGGAATGTGAAATGACAGAAATCATGTGGGATATCGTCGCGGCTGTTATTCTAACAGTGTTTTCAGCAATGGCAATTTATGTATCGTTTGCACTTGCAGATATGGCGGTAAACCATCATAAAGTAATGATTGAAATGACAAAACTACAATGCGCAATTGATGGGATGGATGAATGATCTATTCGGCAAAACTAATCGGACTAACACAACCGATTAACATTGAAGCTAATGGCCCAGAGGCACTGATCGCATATTGCGCCCGCCGTTCAAGCGGAAAACCACGCGATACATGGGGTGAAGACTACGAAGGGCTGTTGAATTATTGCATCAGGAATAAGCATTGGTCAGTGTTTGCAATGGCGGATGCAGTTGTTGAAATTGAAGCGCCGCGTGATATTTGCCGTCAAATCCTAAGGCATAAGTCGGGAGATTTTCAAGAGTTTTCGCAGCGATATTCCGATGATATTAAATTCACTGAGCGGGATATTAGGCGGGAGGTAAAAGGCAATCGCCAGTCGTCTCATGATGATTTTACCGATGCGGAAAAAAATATGTTTGCAAATGATTGTGAATCCATGGCGGAAGTTGCTAAATGGTTTTACGACAAATGGCGCGCAAAAGACGGCGCAAAGGAATGTTGCAGGGTATTTCTGCCAGAGGGGTTGACTATGAGCAACATGGCGTTTAAGGCTAGTGTCAGGACGTGGTTACATTATCTTGACGTCAGGGAAGAAGAAAACGTAACGCAATGGGAACATGTGCAAGTCGCGCGGGCTATTCGTGCAGAGATTGCGCCGTATTTCCCGGCAATATTGGGAGTGAAATGAAATGGCCATTGACCTACATGAATTGATCAACAATCCCGGCGCAGGTAAGCATATTCCCGTTCTTGAAAAAGCAGGCGCATGGGATGAATGGGCCGGACTGACCATGAGAAAATGGCAGGTGGAGGTTGAAGGAACTGTCACTGAAACCCAATACTATACGGTTACTGCACGTCACAAAGATGAAGCATACGACAAGGCCGATAAACTTGCCAAAAAAAACTATGATGAGTTTGACATGATTGAAGCAGAGGAACTGAAATGAAACTAACCACCGAACGTAACACCCTACACGCGGCACTGACTAAGGCTGTGTCGATTGTTGAACGGCGCAACACCATTCCGATTCTTGCTAACGTGTTGATCACGGCGCAGGATGGTCAATTCTCAATCAAGGCAACTGATCTTGATATTGAGGTCAATACAACTGCATCAGGCACGGTTGATGAACCCGGCGCGACTACAGTTAGCGGCGGATTGCTGGCTGACATTGTGGCGAAAATCCCTGCAAAACATTTGATCACGCTTGAAACTAAACCGGGCCGACTGGTGATCACCGCTGGCAAGTCTGTGTTTGATCTGGCGACTATGGAAGTTTCAGACTTCCCAGTTATGGCCTCAAATGAATATGACCATGAATTCACTGCGCCGGGTAGTGATGTAAAGAAGCTGGTGGATCAGCCCAAATTTGCAATGTCCGCCGATGAATCGCGATACTACCTGCAAGGCATCTATTTGCACCATGCGGATGGCGTGACCAAGGCTGTTGCGACTGACGGGCATCGGTTAGCCTTGGCGTCATATGCAGGCCATACGGATCAGTTTCCCGGCGTGATCATTCCGGCCAAGACAGTTGCGCAGTTGTCGAAACTGATTGACATTTCAGATGTGACGGTTTCGATTAGCGTGACAAAAATCAAGTTTGACTTGGGCGCGACGGTGATCGTGTCTAAGGTGATCGACGGTGTTTTTCCTGACTACACGCGGATCATTCCGAAAAACAATGGCAATGTCATGACAGTTGACGCCAAGGAGTTGATTGACGGCATTAACCTTGTCGCCACGGTTGCTGATGATCGTGTACGCGGCGTGAAACTGTCACTTGGTGGCGAAGTCGTGGGCCTTGCAGTCAAGTCTAACGGCGGGGAAGCCACTGATGAAGTTGTGGCTAGCTATGTCGGCAAGACCATGGATATTGGTTTTAACTCGAAGTACCTAGTTGATTCGCTAGGCACTGGTGATCATACGATTGAGTTTGGCGGCGAACAAGACCCGTGCATCATCCGTCCTGTTGGCAGTGACTTTATGGCGATCTGTATGCCAATGAGGGTGTAGCGCATGGCGGAAATGGACAAACAGAAGTTTGAATTTGTGTCAGGTGTTTTATACACCTGCACAGTTTCCAAATCGCCGGGATACAAGCAAGGCCAGTCGTATCAGTCGTACAAGAATGAGAAAGGTCTTGTGTGCTTGAAGGGGTCTGATGGGTTTGAGGACTTGTGCAGTATGCTTGTGAGTGGGTTTAAACGCACCACTGAGTGAAAAGTAAACCGCCCGCAGTGCAGAAATGTGTTGCGGGCGGTTTTTGTTTGGTGTATGAGTGGGTATGGGAAAAGGAGATAGCCATGAAAATAATAGCCCGCCACGTACCATCAGGAAATGAAAAGCTGTTTGATAACTTTGGAGATATGAGTGACTATATCACGCCGGAAATTCGCACGGCATGGGTTTACTATTTCAGATATGACAATGGATTTCAGACGCCATATAAGCCCGCGTAACAAAACCCCGGACAAATCGAAAGACTGTCCGGGGTTTCGTAACATTTATTTAAACTGCGGATCGTCTAACAGCTTTATCAATTCAGCGCGCATTGCATCTTTACCCGCGATCATGCCTAGCAAGCGCAATCCTGAATAGATGATCTTGCGCGCGTCATATGCATCCGTTGTGCCAGCCTTTACTCCAAACCTACAGATCGCCTTGCCAATGTCTTTCAGGTGCAGCGCATACCCATGCCATTGATGCTTAGCCTTGTATTCCATGAAGTCATTGAGCGTCACCCAATCCGGTTGCAAATCATAGTAGGATGACGGGCCGCCATCGCTGGTCAGTGAACCGATATTGGGAACATATTCCGGTTTCATGCGCGCGCGTTCTGTAGTAATGTCCATCACGTTTCCTTCAATACCTTTGCCATTGCATAAATCATATCCGGGAAGTCATCGCGCCCGAATACAGCGACACGTTCATACCCACGCATGACGTGGATTTCATTGTTTACTAGGTACCATGTCATCGCAGGATAGGCTCACTTGCTGTTAGGATAAGCCCCTTGGTAGCGTCAAAAACCATGGCAGTCAAAGCGCGCCGCCCACCAAACATAGACCCGTAGGCGTCTGGTGGCGCAAATGCCCGCAATGTGTGATGCACCACTCCGGGAAAGTCTTGAACGTGTAAAGTGTGCTTGTGGCCTGTCAGGACATGCCTGTCAGACGTGCTAGACCATTCCGCGCACTTGTCCGCAATGATCATGCAGAGACGCTGCGGCGGGGCCTTATCGCCATGGTGAATGGCAACCAGTGACTTGCCGTGACGCGTCCAGAACACTTCCGATCTTTCCATCCCAATAACAACTGGAAAGCTGATTTGATCACTAAGCCGATACCGCTGTTTGAGGGCGCACTTTAAGGCAACGTGGCTCGACTCGTCATGATTTCCCCTGATAGTCACGATTTCAACTTTGGCATGACGTTCACATAGGTATTCGATTGAATGGCACACCATTTCAATCGCGCTGTCAATTACCTTTTCATATCGGCCATCGGTGTCTTGTTTGTGATGGCTGGCAGGCGTTTCATTGCTGCCATCGTTGATATGAAGTGTATCGCCGCCTAGAATGACCATGGCCCTGTCAGCGCGTGGAATGAGGCCAGACACATCAACAAACGCTTGCAGCATATCTTGCGCGGCAAGTTTTAGATCATAGTTCTGGCCGCGCGTTTCTTTGCCGCACGCCATCATGCCGATATGGGCATCATAAAGCGGATATACGGCAAATAGATCATTGCCTATCGGGGTGACAGGATTGGGCCGATAGGCTGGAATGTCAGAAAACGCATCGGCAATAGATGCAAGAAAATCCACACCCTCCACCGCCGCCGGACGCAACAGCACGGAATATCCCGGCTGTGTTTTATCCCAAACGACTGACGGCACCATTCCAGTGCCTATGGCGGTCATAGCGCGGGTAATGGCCGGGTCTAGCGCGTCATGACGCTTACCCCGCTTGCGTAGGCTCTTTGCCGCCTCTCTGCTGATCCCAAGCTGTGTGGCAATCTGTTGAAGTGTTAGACCTTGGTTGATAAGATCTGCGACGGCCTGCTGTTGGGGTGTCAAACCGGGTCACCCAATCCACGCAACTGCCAGTCTTTCCCAGTGCCGACCAAGCACGACTGGCCTTCTGGTGTATCAATGACAGAAACCCATCCAGCCGATTGATGCACCCAAATAACCAATGTTGCGTTTGAGGCATCCCCAACGAATTCAATTTCATACCCGGCATCTGCCATTTTAGCGGCGGCATCGGCCTTACCCATACAATCAAGCGCATGTACAGGCGCGGCGCATGTGGTTAGGATTGCGAGTGCGGCTGTCTTAAAAAAGGTCATTGCGCGTTTCCTTGATTTTCATGATGCAAAAACGGTTCAGTGTTGCAAAGTCCAGCTTTGGGAAAACATAACAAACACCGTTTTCAATGCCCTCAACCTCGGACGTACCAAGTCGTTCAAGGTGCATGTACTTTGTGAGTTCTGCCATTTATAAAACCCTCCATAGGTTGTTATCCTGCCACCTAATCACAGTTTTACAAGGCTGTCAATGGGTGAAAGTCCGATTGTCTAGGCCGTAGGAGGGATAGGCCATGCGGGACACAATCGGGAAAACCGCAATGACATTGTAACATGAGGATAAAACAGAAGCTAGGCGGGCTTTACCGCTATGCCGCCATAAGGCGCATACTTCCAATCCGCTCACTAGGCCGCGTTACCTAGCTATCCTGTAAACATTCAGGCGACGGCATATGCAAGCAGTGATGCACGGCGATACTCTAATTGTCGCCCGGTCATCGGGCAGTGTAGAAACACAGACCGACAGCGGCTTAAACTGTCATTCCGGTATTTAGCCTTATCACCCTAAACAACCAGTAAAGGTAGACCGCGTTTCTGGTGGATTGCATATGCGACCCTTGCAAGACAGCCAAACCAAAGACGTAAACGTAACATTGGCTATGCAACCCGCCACAAAAGCGGGTAGAATGCGCGTTACAGTCGCACCCCTGTTTTGGTTATTCCGAAGCAGTCACAACCGGACGGCCTGCGGTGTTTTCAGGAATATCACCGTTTTCAATTGCCATGAAAAACGATGCGACGACAAAAGCGATAATCATAGTCTAAACCCTCCAAGGTTTGTTTCGATAAGCCATATCTAGCACTTCATTTACGGCGTGTCAACACCCCAGAAACACCCGCCTGCAAGAAAATAAAACTAATCACGATCATGCCAAGATTTTCCAGACTTGGCGACAACCCATCCGTCACACCAAGCCCTAGAACCTTGTCCCAGATGATCAACTTTGCGTAGTAAATCAAAAACATAACCGCAAACGCTGCTTGAACTGGAGCAATCCAACGCCCGCCAGCAATCACCGCAGCCTGTCGCGCTTCTAGTTGCTTAATTGCAACATCTGCCGCGATACGATCTGAATCCGTCTGCGCCGCAGCCTTGGCCGTGTACGCATCAGCCAACTTTCCAGCCAAGCCGCCTAGGACATTAAACCAAATCATCTACGCCGCTCATTCTGACTTGCTGCCGTCTCAGTTGTTCCGTCATGTTCTCTGGTGCCATTGCAGTAACCTCGCACGCCCCTTGCATACGCCACCCGCTCCCGTCCGGCACTTCCGCCCAAACTGTGTAGGCTTCACCGTCGCGGCATAGATACAGCCCCTCAGCATATGCGCCGTCCGGGTAGTCGATAGGCCACAGCACGGGCGTTAGGCGCTTCATGACGCAATGCACCAATCATCAGATAGAATATCTGACTGACTTGCCAGCCATGGCACAACGTAGCCCTGAGCCGTTTTCATATCAATATGCGCGTGATACTGAACTTGAGTACCTTCGCCCATAATCGAAAGCAAAGGCTCACGGTTTACCGTGAATGTTGATCCATTTACAAGAAACAGAAACATTCCTTTACCGTTCCAACCTTCGCGCGCCACGCGACCGCCGGATTTAATAACTTCTAATGCCTGTCCAAAGTTCATGCCCGCCCCACCGCCGTAGTTGTAACCATCCGCAGCGCCATGTTAGACAATGCCAATCCTAGCGTGAAATAGGGCATGTATTGATCAGGAACAATCGAAGTCCATTCCTGCAATTCAGCAATTGTGACAATGACCGACAAGCCGTTTACAATTAGTGTTTTCCAGCCCTTCATTTCTTACTCCCAATCATGCGTAGAATAGCCTTGATAATCTCCGCAAGCCAGTTAGGTTTTTCAATAGTAGACGACGCAACATCTTTGAGAAACAAAGCCCGTTCTTCAATTCGCCTATTGGTCAACCCCCGCAATACTTTACCACCAGCTTTATTCCAAAGCAAGAAAGCGTCAGCGGCTTCTTTTTTCTTGCCCTCATTAAATAAACGTAAAACGCTAGACCTACCAAATGCGCCGGGTCCGATATTATAGGCAAGCGATACCATGGCCCCGAATTCGTTATCATTTGGCCGCATGACCATTTTGGCACGAATATTATCTGCAAACTTAGTAACAGCCGCACGCAAGAATGATTCCGCCTGACTTTCAGTAATAGTCATTCCGGCTTTTGGATCAATGCCGACGCCAGCATTGGCAGTAGTGCCGTAACCGATAGTCCAAATACCCACGGCGTCTTTATAAGCAGTGGCGCGGAAACCTTCCCACTTCTTGATTAGGTCCAGTGCTTCTTTTGTGATCATGACTTCAATTCCTCGACTTTGTATTCAACGATTGCCAACCTGATCGGAACACTTTCCAACTTATCAACCTTATCATTGATCGCATCAATTTTCAGGATCAGCTCCTTGGCAATATCTGGCTTGTTATCAGAACGTCCGAAAGACTTCCACGCGATAAACCCAACGGCAACCAATGGCAAACCATAAGTTTCGATCAGCCATTTTAGTAGATCAGAATCCACTGGCAATTCTAACGCCTAACTGATTCGTATAAAACCTTACAGTGCAACATGACAAGACACATTGAATAAATCCCGATCCCATAGTCGCCACCGTAAAACAGACATGACATAGCTATAGCGCCGAATTGCAGGACTTGCAAACTAGCCCCGGTTGCAATCATTGTCGAATTGACTGGCTTCAATAACCCTAGGATTGTAATCATTGCAGCAAGGGCGTTTAGAGCGCCCCAAAACGATGCCGGCATTTCATAGGCTAGACCGCCCCACGTTGTGGCTTGGAATACGCCGGGATGCACTTTTCCAGCGGTGTAGAAAAACAGACCAACGGCGAATAGTGCGTATTGGATTTGCAACAGAATAGGGCGATGGCGGTCAATGTAATCGACTTTAGCACCAAGCTGGAATGACAGTTCAGCGTAGGTCAAAATACACCATCCATAGCAAGCTCAGAACCGCGATAAGGGGAAGGAAATATGCCCACTGAAAACAGAATAGCCCAATCCCCCAGAATGCCAAATCAGCCCAATAATCGGGCCGTAGGGCTTGACGGCGGTGTAATTGCCACCCTTCCCACGCGATAATCAGCAAGCCACCCCAGAGGCCTAGAAACACGCCTATTGCGCCGCCCAAAACCGCATGGGCCATTTGGTTTAGCCCGGCTTTGTACGGATCGTGCGCGTAATCATCTGGGGTGAACAAGTCAATCATGTTTGCATTGCCGTTAGGAACAATCCGTCGATTTCTTCGTTTGTCAGGCCGGACGCATAAGACAGTGCCGCGATAAACGGACTGTCCCTTAGAATAACCGTTGCGTATTCCCAAACGATTGACGCTTCCGGGTCACTGTCGGCAATACCTTGCACCAATGCAAGCAAGCCCGCGCGATGCAGGGTTAGGCGCATTTGGGCAGGGGAGCATGCGAGGGGCGTTTCCACAATTACCCGACCTAAATATGTGCTAATCAGATCACGCCGGGACATAGCAACTACGCTTCATCATGAAGATTTTACCACTAGAAAACGTGGTGGCAGTCGAAGGTGCCAATTTGGCCCGTAGGATTTTCTGGGCCGTGGTATGACGCAACACCCCCGGAAATATCGCAGTGGTTGATGGATTTCCATTTGTCGCAAACTCGACGGGTGAGATATCCATAAATCTGAATATACGCGAGGAAACCATAGGAGCAGTTAGTTCATTAATCCCAGTGACTCCAGTTGCCGCAGACATGGTTATGGTAGCCCACGGGCCAGAGAAAGCTGCGGTTGTTTCACGATAAAACACTGTTTGCAGTGTGGGAGTGCCTGACGAAGCAGTCAATCCATAATAATGAATCTGATATTCAAACCCATCTACAAAATCAGGAGTTGTGACAGACGAAACCGCCCCATCGACTGCAAAGTCATAAATAACACCATCTGCGCCGTCACCCACAGTCACTCCGTCATAAGGATGCCAACCCGCAGCGACATAAGGCGCACCCGCAGACCCCTCAGCCATCGCAATCGGGTTATCCCGCCACTGGTAGCCCAACTGCGATGTCAACGGCGCGTCAGGATCAACTTGGCTATCAGTGATTGCGTTGTAAGTGGTCATATGAACCTATAAGCCCCAGTGTTGTCGCCAAATAGCAGCGTGCCGTCCGTGAAATAAGCACCGCGCGCCTTTTGTGCAGCACTAGACGCCGCATAATCAGGCCGGGAATTCTCTGTAATATAACCGTATCGCTGATCAAACGCAAATGCCTGCGCTTTGATTTTAATCTGATGGCCGATCAAAGTATCTTCGCGGCTGATAACCTGCATCAACTGCGCGCGGCCCAATCCAGTTTCATCGCTGATCACTTGGCTAACCAATGACACAACGTCTGTCAGATTTACATCATCTGTAATATCCAATTCAATAATGTATTGAACGGGCTGTTTATTAAACCGATTGAGCAACCGCCGTGACATGATTTTAACCAAGGCATCATCGCCATGATTAAGCCAACGGCAATAGATTGTCTTGATTTTGGTATCACCGAAAGCCAATGCAGATTTAGCGTCCGCATCAATCAAATATGATCCAGTCAAGAAATTCTCGCCCGCATTAATCCCTTTTGTCGGATCAATAACTCGGGTGTAAAACAAAACCTCAGTCAACCGATCTTCGTCACGATCTTCCTGCGATGCCCTGACAATGTTATTCCGATCACTGATAGATTTGACAATATCAGTGTCAGGCGGGCGGTTGACCTTCAACCCGATTTCCTGCAATTCGTCATCCCACCAAATCGAGATACCCAAAATTGCCAATTC